AACTGGAAGCGGGCCAACGACGTGTTGCAGCACAACAAGCAGGTGTACAAGACGCCTAACGGCGCGTATCAGCAACTGCCGCATGTTTCCATCGCACGTGGTTGGATGCTGATGATGACACGGCTGGCGGCGGAAATGGGCATCCCCGCGACGATGCGCAGCCGGGTTCTCCCGAAGGGCAGCGCGGGCAAGGACGAGGACACGGAGTTCTTCGGCTACTGATTATGGCACAAGGAACGCACGACTTTTACTTCGACAAGAAAGCGGCTGCTTCGGCAGCGCGCTTTTTCGAGCGTTACCTCGTGCATATCAAGGGCAAATGGGCGGGCGAGCCGTTTATTCTGGAACGCTGGCAGAAGGACGACATTATAAATCCGCTGTTCGGCTGCAAACGCCCGGACGGAAGCCGCCAGTATCGAACCTGTTATATCGAAATCCCTCGCAAGAACGGCAAATCCAGCCTGTGTTCCGGCATCGCGTTGTACCTGCTTTACGCCGATAACGAACCTTCCGCCGAGGTTTATTCTGCGGCGGCGGACACGAAGCAAGCGGCAATCGTGTTCAATGTCGCCAAAAGCATGGCGATGGCCTCACGGTCGTTGATGTCGCGCGGGCAGGTGTATCGGAATTCGATATTTATTCCCCGCACTGCGTCCACTTATCAAGTGCTTTCGGCGGACGCATACACCAAGCACGGCCTAAACGCGCACGGGATTATATTCGATGAACTCCATGCGCAACCGAGCCGCGACCTCTGGGACGTGCTGGCGACCAGCACCGGCGCAAGGGTGCAGCCGCTCACCGTGGCGATTACGACGGCGGGGTTTGACCGTAATTCCATCTGCTGGGAGATGCACGAGTATGCCCGCCGGATAAAAGAGGATGTCATCAAGGATGACTCGTTCCTTCCGGTTATTTACGCCGCCGACGAGCAGGACGACTGGCGTTCGCCTGCGGTGTGGCGCAAAGCAAACCCGAATCTCGGCGTGAGCATCAGCGAGGATTATCTCAAGCGCGAGTGCGACAAGGCCGGAAATATCCCCGCATACGAAAACACCTTCCGCCGCCTGTACCTGAACCAATGGACGCAACAAGAGTCCCGCTGGATACCGATGTCGGCGTGGGAATTATGCGGTGGCGCGGTCATTGCCGAGATGCTGCGCGGCAAGCCGTGTTATGCCGGGCTGGATTTGTCCAGCACGACGGATATCACGGCCTTAGTGCTGGCGTTCCCCATCAGCGGCGCGGTGAAACTGTTGCCCTTTTTCTGGATACCGGGCGATGACCTCAACGAACGCTCCCGCCGCGACCATGTGCCGTATGAACTGTGGGTGAAGCAGGGGCTTATAAACGCGACGGCGGGCAACGTGATTGACTACGGCTTCATCGTCGCCAAGATAGCCGAGTTGCGCAAGCAGTATGTGCTGAAGGAAATCGCGTTTGACCGTTGGGGCGCGGCGAAAATCGTGCAGGAGCTTACGGAACTGGGCGTTACCGTCGTCCCGTTCGGTCAAGGTTTTGCGTCGATGTCCGGGCCGAGCAGGGAGCTGCTGCACCTCGTGCTGGCTGGCAAGCTGCACCATGGCGGCAATCCGGTGCTGCGCTGGATGGCGGACAACGCCGTCGTCAAAACCGACCCGGCGGGCAACATCAAGCCGGATAAATCAAAAAGCACGAACCGTATCGACGGCATCGTGGCAACGGTGATGGCGCTGGACCGCGCGATGCGTCACGGCGCGGGGCTGAGCGTCTACGAAACGCGCGGGCTGAGGATTGTATGAACCTTCTTTCAAAACTGTTCAACCGCACGGGCCGCAAGATGATGAGCATGCAGCAGTTTTTCGCCGACGTGTTTTTACCTTTGGTGGATACACAAAGCGGCGTGCTGGTAAACGAGACGCTTGCCTTAAACCTTTCTGCGGTCTACGCCTGCACGCAGGTGCTGTCGCAGACAATTGGTTCCTTGCCGCTGATTGTCTACCAGCGTACCTCCGACGGCAAATCGCGCGCCATGCAACACCCGCTTTACCGTATCCTGCACGATTCGCCCAACCGGGAAATGACCTCCATGTCGTGGCGTCAGGCGATGCTGCTGCACCTGTGCCTGTGGGGCAACCACTATAGCGAAATCGAGCGTGATTCGCGCAAGAACCCCGTCGCCCTGTGGCCAATAACGCCGTGGCGGGTAACGCTAAAGCGCATAGACGGGCAACTGATGTACGTCGTCGCGCTGGATAGCGGCGTCGTTCAGATACCGTTCGCCAACATGCTGCACATAAAAGGGCTGTCTTATGACGGTCTTTTGGGCCTGCCGCCGCTCCGCGCTGCGCGGGAAACCATCGGGCTTGGCCTTGCGGCGCAGAAATACGCGGCGAAGTTCTTTGCCAACGACGCGCGTCCGGGCGGCGTGCTGGAACATCCGGGCCAGTTGTCGGACGAGGCGTCGGAACGGCTGCGCAAATCGTTTGAAAAGTCGCACGAGGGGCTGGATAACAAGTTCCGCGTCTCGGTGTTGGAAGAGGGCATGAAGTACAGCGTCGTCGGCGTGCCGCCGGAGGACGCAGAACTGCTGGAGACCCGCAAGTTCGGCATTTCCGAAATCGCCAGATACTTTCGCATGCCGATGCACAAAATTTCCGACCTTGAACGCTCGACGAACAACAACATCGAGCAGCAGGCGATTGAGTTCGTGACGGACACGATACGCCCTTGGCTGGTGAACATCGAACAAGAGCTGACATTCAAGCTGTTCACCGGCGACTATTACCCCGAGTTCCTCATCGAAGGCTTGCTGCGCGGCGATATCGCCACGCGTTATGCAGCATACGCAATCGGTCGGCAATGGGGCTGGTTATCGGCGGACGACATCCGCGAGTTGGAAAACATGAACAAGCTGCCCGACGGGCAGGGCGGGCAATACCTCGTGCCGCTCAATATGAATTCTGGAGGCAATAATGGACCGACAAATCAAAATACTGCCGATTGAAGGCGGCAAAATCACTCAAGAAAACGGCGCGGTGTTCTTGGAAGGCTACGCGAACACGAAAAACCAGCCGGACAGGTACGGCGACGTGCCCACGGTGTTTAAGGCGAAACGGGATTACGTTTATGACCTGAAGGAATACCTGAAAAACCCTGTGCTTCTGGTGGACCATGTAAACGCGATTGACCACGTCGCGGGTTCGATGGCGGATATCCGCGAAGACGCGAAAGGGTTGTATTTCAAAGCCAAATTTTCCACGTCGGACAATCCCATAGTGGAACACGCCCGCAAGATTTACACCGAAGGGCATGCAAAGGGTATTTCAATCGCGGGCAAGTTCTATTACGAAAACCCCGACGCGCCGAACCAGTTGACCCTCGCCGAGATATACGAGATTTCGCTGGTGGCGGTGCCCGCTGACCCCGACGCATTGGCGGAGGCGGTAAGCAAAGCGCTCAAGAGCTTGAGCGAATCCAAGAAAGACGGAGACAACACAATGGAAGCAAAAACTCAAACACCCGGCACTACGCCGGACATAAACGCCTCGCTGGGCGAACTGCGCAAGACGCTGGAAACGCGCCTCGACGATTGCCTCACCCGCGAGAAAGCCGAAAAGCTGGTCGAGGACGTCGTGAACCGGCTGCACCCCCAGCCGTCGGGCCGCATGGTGCCGCCGCAGAACCCGGAAGAGGTGATGGACCGCGCCGAAGCGTTTAAGTCCTCGCCGCAGAACATCGCCGAAAAACCGTGGACCAGCGAGTACGGCAAGAAGTTCGGCAACATGCGCAACTTCCTGCTTGCGGCGAAAACGCGGCATCCCATGCTCGCCGACGTGAAGGCGGTCATGACGGAAGGCACGCCCGCCTCCGGCGGCTACCTCGTGCCGACGGAATTCTACATGGAGGTCGTCCGGCTGTTGCGCGACGCGTCGCCCATCATGCAAATCGCCAACATCCTCCCCATGTCGACATGGAAGCGGCTCATCCCGCGCCAGCTTTCCAACGTGTCCGTAGGCTGGGTGACGGAAGGCGGCGCGAAACCCGTCGTGAACACCGGGTTCGGGCAACTGGAGCAGGTCGCAAAGGTGATGGCGGCGGTCATCAAATGCACCGACGAGTTGCTGCGCGATTCCGCCATCAACCTGACGGCGTTCCTGTCGCAGCTCATCAGCGAATCGATGGCGCTGGAAATTGAGCGCGTCGCATTGTCCGGAGACACGGCGGCGGGCGACCCGTTTCCGGGCATACTGACCACGTCCGGCGTGAATGTGACGACGATGGGCGGCGCGTCGGTGAACTTCGACGACATTATCGAGTTGCTCTACTCACTGAATGCGGCGAATTCGCAGAACGCGGTCATCGCGCTCAACCGCACGGGGCTGAAAAAGCTGTTGAAGCTCAAGGATACGCAGAACCGCTACCTGTGGCAGCCGCCCGTCGGCAGCATCCCGGCGACCATCTGGGACGTGCCGTACGTCATCTGCCCGACCATCCCGAACAACCTCGGCAGCGGCACGGACTGCACCGCCGCGCTGTTCGGCAGGTTCAGCCGCGCGCTCTTAATCTCGCCGCGCGAAGGCCTCGCCGTAAAAGTGTCGCAGGACGCTTACGACGCGGGGGACAGCTCCAACGCGTTCATGCAGGACCAGACCTGGCTGCGGTTCACCCAAGCGTTGTCCATCGACGTGGCGCAGCCGTCCGCGTTCAGCTATCTGCTGTTCAAATAGGGAGGCAGCATGAACATCTACAAGGTCAAGAAAGCATTCGGGCATTACGAGGCCGGCGCGACAATCCAGCTATCCGCCGCCGAGGCGGAGAAGTTCAAAGAGTTCCTCGAGCCGGTCAAGGCGGACAACAAGAAGGCCGGAAACGGGAGCGTGAAATAAATGTCCGGCACGCTGCTGATAACCGCGCCCGCCGTAGAGCCGGTAACGCTGGCCGAGCAAAAAGCGCACTCGCGGGTTGAATACGCCGATGATGACGCCATGATTGCAGGGCTTATCAAGTCCGCCCGCGAGTGCGTCGAGGCGGTAACGAACCGCAGGCTCATCACGCAGCGCTGGCGCGTTTACTTCGACGCCTTGCCGAGGGACGGAGCCATATCCTTGCCGTTCGCGCCGGTATCTGCGGTCGAGTTCGTGCGTTTCTGGGACGCCACCGGCGTCGGGACGGTGCTGCCCGCGACGGCCTATTACGCCGACACGCTTGGCGAACCGGCGCGGGTATTGCCTAAAGGCGGCTGGCAGCTTCCGGCGGCGGGGTTCCGTGCGGCGAACGGCGTCGAGGTCGGCTGCGGCTGCGGTTATGGCGCGGCTGTCACGAACGTGCCGGAGCCGCTCCGCCAGGCGGTGCGGTTCTTGGCGGCGCACTGGTACGAGAACCGTACCCCCGTCGGCGATGCCGCCAATATCCGGTTCGAGGAACTGCCGATGGGCGTGCGATACCTGCTCGCGCCGTACCGGTTATGGGGGCGGCATTTATGAACCCCGGCAAGCTGAACAGACGGGTAACGCTCCAGCGTCAGGCTGTGTCGCGCGACGCGGTAGGCCAGGCGAAGCCGGTCTGGGCGGATGTGGCGACGGTGTGGGCGGCGGCGCTGCCCTTGAGCGGACGCGAGTATTTCGAGTCCGCCCGCGTGAACAGCGAAATCACGGTGCGGGTCGTCATCCGCTACCGTGCGGATGTGAAACCGTCGTGGCGCATCAAATACGGCGCGGACGCTTACGACATCGTTGAAATCATAAACCCCGCCGCCGGGAACCGGGAGTTACAGCTTCTGTGCAAACGGGTGGCGTGATATGGGTCAAATAACCGAAATCAAGCTGGACGGCATCCCGGAGCTTACGCTTGCGTTGAAAAACATACGCGGCGCGGAGCTGCGTAAAGCGACCTTAAGCGCCGTCAGGAAAGGCGCGGAGGTCATCCGCGCGGAGGCGGCGTATAATGCGCCGTATGACGCGGGCGTAAACAACCTGTTCCCGGAAGGCCACAAGAAGGCGGGGACGGCGGCGCATTTGCAGGACAATATCGCGGTTGTCGTCACCACGGATTCGCTGAAAGGCGAGGTGCGGGCGAAAATCGGGCTTCACTGGCGTGTGTGGTATGGCAGGCTGGTCGAGTTCGGCCACGCGATGGCGGTGCGGTCGCATAAGTCCGGCAAGCGGTGGGTTTACAAGGTAGTCGGCAGGGTGGAAGCGAAACCGTTCATGCGTCCCGCGTTTGACGCGAAAAAGGAAGAGGCCATCCAAGTCTGCGACGCGGAATACCGCAAGCTGGTGGCGAAATACGGAGGCGAAAATGCCGGTTGAGCAAACCTTGTACGACCTGCTCCGGCAGGATGCCGCCGTGTCGGCGATTGTTGGCGACCGGATATATCCGGTGCGTTTGCCAGACGAGGTTATGCTGCCCGCGCTGGTCTACCTGAAAGCGTCGTGCATCCGGTACGCGTCGCACGGCGGGCCGTCGAAGCTGGCGTCGTCGCGGTTCCAACTGGACTGCTACTCGCCGGATTACCTCGAGGCGAAACGGCTGGCGTTGGCGGCGGTATCGGCGTTGCACGGCAAAAAGAACGGCGATATACAGGCCGCGTTCAGCGAGAACGAAACGGACGGCTTCAGCGCGGACGACAACGTATTCCGCGTAACTGCGGACGTACTGATATGGCACACGGAGGATTGAAATGGACAAGGGAATCAGCGCATTCGGCACGAAACTGAAACTGGGCGACGGCGCAAGCCCGGAAGTGTTTAGCGACATAGCCTCGGTAACAAAAGTGGGCGGCCCCGGCGTTTCTATGGACACACTGGACGTTACAGCGGACGACTCGCCGGGCGGCTACAAGGAATACGCCGCCGGGCTGCTCGACGCTGGTGAAATCAAGCTGGAGCTGAACTTCCTGCCCGCCAACGCAAGCCAGACGGGGCTGCTGACCGCGCTGGCTTCCCGCGCGGCGAAGAACTTCAAGCTGGTGTTCCCGGACGCGGCGAACACGACGTGGAGCTTCGCGGCTTTCGTCACGAACTTCGAGCCGGACGCGCCGCTGGACGGCAAGTTGGCGGCGAGCGTGACGCTCAAAATAACGGGCCAGCCGACCTTATCGGCTTAGGGAGAAACCATGCTGCTTAACAAGGAACAGATAAAGACGGTCGCGGACATAAAGACGCAGGACGTTGAAGTCCCGGAATGGTGCGGCACGGTGCGGCTTAAATCGCTGACCGGCGCGGAGCGCGACCGGTTCGAGGCGGGCGTGGTGCAGGGACAGGGCCGGAATGCGACGGTGAACCTGCAAAACCTGCGCGCGAAGCTGGTGGCGCAATCGGCTGTCGGCGAGGACGGCAAGCCGCTGTTCACGGAGGAGGACATCAAATGGCTCGGCGAAAAGTCGGCGAAGGCGTTGAACCGGCTGTTCAACGCGGCGCAAGAGCTGTCCGGCCTGTCTGACGGCGACGTGAAGGAGCTTGCCGGAAATTTCACCGCCGCCCGGAGCGAAGGTTCTATTTCCGTTTAGCGCTCGCTCTGGGCATGACGGTGGGCGAGCTGCTGAGCCGGGTCAGCTCGCGCGAGTTAACCGAATGGCAGGCGTATTACGGTATCGAGCCGTTCGGCGAGGAACGCTCGGACCTGCGGGCGGGCATAGTGGCGGCGACGACGGCGAACGCGTTTCGCGGCAAAGGCGCAAAACCGTTCAAACCTCAAGACTTCATGCCGGGGTTCGGCGCGAAAAAGCAGGACTGGCGTGAAATGCTTGAGACGGTACGTGCGATAAACGCGGCATTGCAGTGCGCTGAAAAGCCTACTCGGTAGCGAAATCGCGGATTTTGCGCCGAGCCGAAGCGGGCTGAGGCGAGCAGGCCTGTAGGCCTGTAAGCCGAAGACCGCGAAGGCGCAGGCCAAAAGCTGCGATTGCAGCCCGAAAGGGGCTTTTCAGCGCACTGCTGAGGGTGGAAAATATGGCGACAATCGGCAACCTGATAGTGAACCTGACGGCGCGGACGGCGAGCTTTGAGGAGGGTATCGCCAAAGCTGAAAAGACGCTTGCCAGGACGGGGCGTCGGTTCATCGCCATCGGCAGGGAACTCAGCTACGGGTTGTCGCTGCCGCTCGCCGGTGCCGCGTTTTCGGCGGTGAAGTTCGCCACTGGGTTTGACGAAAGCCTCGATAAAATCGTGGCGATTATCGGCGTGAGCCGCGAACAGGTCGACGCATGGCGCGGCGACCTCATGAGCTTAGCCAGCCAGACCGGCAGAGGCCCCAAAGAGCTGGCTGAGTCGCTGTATGCGATAGCGCAGTCCGGGCTGCGCGGCGCGGACGCGCTTGAGGCGTTGAAAACGTCCGCGCTGGCGGCGGCGACGGGGATGGACGATACCAAAACCGTCGTCGACGCCGTAACCAGCGCGTTAAACGCCTACGGTCCCGCTAATTTGAGCGCGGCGACGGCTGCGGGCGTCTTGGTGTCCACTGTGCGCAACGGCAAGATGCAGCTCGACGAGCTTGCGCCGGTTATCGGCAAGCTGCTGCCGGTGTCGGCGCAGTTGGGCGTAACGTTCGGCGAGGTGTCCGGCGCGGTGGCGGCTATGTCGCGCATGGGGATGGGCGCGAGGCAGACGGTCGCGGCGTTGCGCGGCGTGTTTATGACATTGCTAAAACCGTCGCAGCAGATGCGCGACGGGCTGGCGCTGGTCGGGCTTTCGGCGGAAGGGTTGCGCGCCGAGTTACGCGAACGCGGACTGTTGTCGGTTTTGCAAACGCTGAAAGCGCGCTTCGGCGACAACGAAACCGCGCTGGCGCGGGTGTTCCCGGAGGCGGAGGGTTTTGTCGGATTGCTGAACCTAATCGGCAAGAACGGCGCGGTCGCGCGAAACGTAATCGCCGCTGTTGCGAAAGCGACGGGACAAGACCTCAAAACCGCGTTCAATATCGCCGACAGGGACGCGAGCCAGCAGTTCGCCAAAGCGCTGGCGACGTTACAGGTCGCGTTAATCCGGCTCGGCGATATTGCGCTGCCGACGGTAATCAAGCTGACGCAGCTGCTGGTCTCGGCTGCGCTGAAAGCGGCGGCGTTTATCGGCGGGCTGGACGCGCCGACGCGGCAATGGCTGGTAACGCTGGGGCTGGTGGCAATCGCGCTGGGTCCCGCCGTCTGGGGATTGGGATTGTTCATTTCGGCGGTTGCCCGGATTGCGCCGGTGCTGGGCTGGATTATCGCGGCGGTGAAGCTGGTTGTATCGGCGTTGGGCGCGCTCGCGGGGCCGGTGGGCCTGATTGCAATCGCGCTGGTTGCCGTCGGGCTGGTTGTCATCGACAAATGGTCGGCCATCGTCAAAGGTTGGGACGCGCTGATGCGCACGTTCCGCGAGGTCTGCAAAAGCTACATGGACGACGTGCTGGTTATCGCGGACGCTTTTGTCCGGTTTTTCAGCGATAAGTTCCAAGCGTTGAAGGACTATTTCAGGAACTGGGTGCGCGATTTTATGACGGTGGCGGAGTACCTGCACCTCGATTCTGCGGTCACCGCTATCCGGCAGTTCGTTGACGATACCGCCGACGCGCTGGGCAACGCGAAACTAGGCCAATCGCTCAAAGGCGTGGCGGATGATGTCAAGAAATGGGGCGGAATAATCAGCGACACCGCGCTGAACACCGGCAAAGATATCGCCGAAAGCGTGACCTCCGGTTACGGCAAGGCGCAGGATTTTATCGGCGGCAAGCTGGACACGGTAAAAAGCGTATTTTCCGGCACTATCGCCGGTCCGACTTTGAACATGCCGACCGCCGCGCCGCAAATCCCGGACATCGGCGCGGACGCGGCGGCGGACGCCTCCGCGTTTACGACGGCATGGACCAGCGCCCTCCGGGAGACCGCCCAAGCGGGGTTCAACTGGAAGACCGCGATGACGGGTTTGATGAGCAGTTTCGAGAATTCGTTCGCGGGCGGGTTCTGGAAGGCGTTGACTACCGCGCGCGGCGTGTTCGCCGCTATCAGGAACCTCGCCGGTAACCTGTTCCAAGCCATACTGCAGGCGTTCGAGGAGCTTATCGCCAAACTGGTAGCCAAGATGGCGCTTTACGGGATACTGAACCTGCTAACCGGCGGCGCGTTCGGCGGCTTTGCGGGCGGGTTCGGCAAATTCCTGGGATTTGCCGACGGCGGGCTTGTGCCGGGCATGAAAGGTCAGCCGGTGCCCGCCATCGTGCACGGCGGCGAGTATGTGCTCAGCCTGCGCGATATGGCGGCTATGGGTTCGGTCGACACCGGCGGCGCGGTCGCGCTGGCTGGCGCGGGCGGCGGCAACATCAGCTTATCGCTGAACGCGCCGGTCACCATAAACGGCGGATTGGGTTCGGACATGGACGTGCGCGCGGTGTGCGAGCAAATCACTTCCGCCATCAAGCAGGGCGTTTCGTGGGGCGTCGAGAACGCCAAGGCGGCCTACAAGGTCGGCGCGAAGCACGACGGGGAAGCGATGTGAACGCGATAAAGATTTACGACCCCGCGCATCCGGATACGGAATTGCTGACGCTGCGCGCTCAGTCCACGTTCAAACGCAAGGACGCCGTCAAGTGCGGCAACCTGCGCATGTCGGACGGCAGCCTTGTCGCGTGGCGGGAATGGCAGAAGGTAGAGGGCACGCTGTCGCTCAAAAACGTAACGCAAACCGACCGCGACGCGCTTTTGTCGGCAATCGCAACCTACGACTTTCTGACGTTTGCCTTTTTCGCGGACTACGACCCGACGCAGATTTACGAGTTCCTCGTAGCCGAGCCGCCGACTGAAACCTTCGACCGCAAGACGCGCCGCTATGAAATGGAACTGTCGCTGAAGGAACGCTAATTTTATGAAAACGTTAGCCCCCGCGTCGCAGGGTGTGTTCAACTCGCCGAAGCCGAAGTATTTCAAGCGGGTGCAGCTTTACCGCCGGAGTTGGAATGGTTCCGCGTTCGTCTACGATGACGCCATCGACGTTACGCCGGACACGGTGGAAGTCGGCAAAATCCAAATCAAGCTGGATACCGAGGCGTACAACAAGTGGACGTATTCCAACTGCGCGCTGACCTTAAGCAACGACCGCCAGCAGTGGCAGCCCGGTAACCCCGACGGTTATTTTCCGGCGGGCAAGTATCTGTTCAACAGCAAAATCCGCATCATCGCGGGCGTGGTCAGGCCGGACGGCACCCAAGACCCGCAGTATCTGTACACCGGCTACCTCGCCGAAGAGCCGACCTATTACCCCGATGCCAAGACGGTGCAGCTTTCGCTTGTCGACCACATGTCGGTATTCGCCAAGTTCAGCGCGGAGGCAATCGGCACGGTGGTAACCAACGAAAGCGTCGGTTCGGATTCCGGCACTGCGTTTTTTACCGCCAACAAAGCCGTGGGCATAATCAGCAAAGTGCTCAAAGGCCAGACCTCGGCGGGGCCGGAGTCGGCGGATGAGCTGGATTCCGGCACGGATTACAACGTCGGCGACTTGAACGAGCACGACACCGGCGCGAAAATAACGCTGAACAGCGACCTCGGCTCCGGGCAGTCGGTGTGGGCGAGTTATACCTGCTGGTATCTGGATAAACCGCTGGAATGGGTCGCCGCGCAGTTGTGCGCGCTTTGCGGCATCACGCAAACCGCAATCAGTCCGGTAGTATTCGGCAATTCCGTAAAAAACACGTTTGCGCAAAGCAATGAGGCGGATTTCAACAATGCGGCGCTGGGCGCGCATTCAAACACGGCGTGGGGAACTTATTTCTGGCAATTGCCGAACGGCGTGTTTCCGAATGTTGACTGCGTCGCCGGTTACTATCACAGCGCGGTTATCGACGGCGGGGCCGCGTTGAAAAGCTGGCTTCATTTTTCGGCTTCGTTTCTGATTGTCGGCGCGAATCCGCCGATGCCGCAACGGTTTTCAATCAGGACTTCGGCGGACAACGCGGCATGGGGCGATTGGTCGGCTATAAACGACGGCGATTTGATAACCACCGCGCACAGATATATCCAGCTCCGGTTTTTCGCCGGGCAGCGCGGTCCGGAATTCACAAACGATGTCGCGCTGCTCTACAGCTGGAGCGTTGACTGGCTTACGTCCACGACCAATATCCCGATAGTGAACATGACCGGCCTGACCTGCGAGGCCGCGCTGCAACAGCTTGCCGAGATGTCCAGTTACGAAATCGGATTCGACGCTTCGGATACTTTCATTTTCAGGCCGCGCACCGACGGCTCGCCCGCAGTGGATACGCTGGATAACGCGAAAGTGTCCGGCGTGGACAACGTTACCGACGGCTCCGCGCGGCTGTACACGCGCGTGAAGGTGGATTTCGGCGACTATTCTGCGGCGGTGGACTGCGACACGCAAAACGAACCCGCGCCGAACAATCTCGCCGTCTACGGCGTTTTGGAGTATTCGGTATCAAGCGGCAACTTCCTGCCGTCGTCCACGGTGGACCTGGCGCAGTCCATCGCGTTGACGGTCTACGCTTACGTCAAGGATTTGCGCCGCCGCGCTCAGGTGCGCACCCGCTTTTTTCTGCACCTCGAGTTGGGCGACAAGGTAACGCTGAAAATCGTGCCGCAGGATTATATAACCGCATGGCGCTGGGGCGACGGCAAAGTGCGTTACGGGCACACGAGCCGCGCCTATTATTACACCGAGGACTGGCTCGCCGTCCGGCTGCCGCTTTACCGCGTGGATTTCCGCGTGGAAGGCGTGGAACTCGATGTCGAGAACTGGAAAACCACTTTCAATCTGACGGAGGCGCGCTGATGCCTTTACCGCACAACATTCAAAACGGCGATATTCCCGACGCCGATATCCTGATGGCGAATTTCAACTATCTCGACAGCGGCGGCATCGCGTTCATGGCGGGAACTTATGCCGACCTGAAGTTGTACGCCGCTTCGCACCAATCGGAGTATTTCGACTGTTTCGCTACGGATTTGAAGCAGCGGATGTTTTATTGCGCGGACCCGGCGCAGGGCGATGCAGGTTTCATCGTCCTCGGGGGCGCGGCAACTGCAACCACGGAGGAGGGTTAATACATGCTCAAAAAACTGGTCTGGTTGGTGCTGTTTCTGCCCGCAACGGCGCAAGCGCAATACTACGGCGTAACCGCATCCACGGCGACAGGCCGCGTCACGATGACGCTGGTCGGGCAGGAGCTTTTGTACCCGTCCGTCGGCGGCGCGACGTCCATCATCCTACAAGGCAACGGCGGGCGGATTACCGCAAACGGCATCACGCTCAAATCGTCGGCGACGGTGCTGGGGCCGCTGTCGGCGCAAAGCGGCGCGTTTACGGGCGCGGTGAACGCTGCCGTCATCAATGTCGCCACCAACACCGGCGCGGGTATCGTCAACGCCTATAACGGCGATATCGCAATCGGCGGCGATTTGGCGCTCGCCTACAGCTCGAACACCGCCGTGATGGCGCACATGGACGGCGCGGAGGGGTCCTCAACGATATTGAACTCGGTATCGCCCGCGACGTTCACCGTCGTCAACGCGGCGGCGCTGACGCAGACGAAACGCAAATTCACGCCCGCGTCGCTCTACATGTTGCACCAAGTAGACGGCACGTATATATCCTCGCTGCCGCAAATCAGCTCGCAGACGTTCACGGCGGACTTCTGGCTCTATTCGATGGGCGCGCCCTCCAACAACGGCACGCGGCATCTGTTGATGTTGAACCCCGACTGGACGACGCAGAACGGGCCGGACGTCGGCTACCCGGCGCTCAGGAACGCGCTGTTATGGACGCATCAGAACGAATGGGGCAACGACCGGCTGAAAATATCCTGTCCGGGCAACTCGGTATGGTCGGATTTCAGCCCGTACGAGGCCGGATGGCATCATCTTGCATTGGTGCGGCAGACTTATGCGGGCGGGTTCACGATGTATGTCGACGGGATAGCGCAGATAGCGAACTTCTGCATCGGCTCGAATATGGACGTCAGCAAAGGCGCGTATATCGGCACAAGGCAGAACTTCGGCGCGGATAACAACACGACAACCAGCGCGGTCTATATGGACGAGTTCCGCCTCGATATCGGCGTCGCGCGCTGGAGCGCAAACTTCCAGCCGCCCAACGCGCCGTATTACCAGTCGGCGGACAGGGGGCGGGTGCTGATAGGGAACCCGCCCGTGCCCAACACGCGGCTGCACATCAACAACAACGGCTATGGCCGCGCGGTTCAGGTGGACGCGGCGAACGGCGATATTGCGCTCAACGCCGGCGGCGGCGTGATTCTCGGCGGAAGCCAATACTTCCCGAACGCCGCGCTGGACGTGCGGCTTAACGCGAACCTGCCGTATCTGTTTGCGGCATACGGCGACGCGGCGGGAAACGCGCCGTTCGTTTCCATATCCACCGCCGGAAGGGCGGCATTTGCCAACACCATAACGGAGACCTACGGCATCGCCGCCGCGACCGGCGCGTTCACCGGCGCGGTGACGGCGGGCAGCTTCAGCGGCGCGGGCGGCGGGATAACCGGCTTAAACGCCTCGAACCTCGCCAGCGGCACGGTGCCGGACGCGAGACTGAGCGCGAATGCGGCAAAGCTCAATGCCGCGCAAACATTCACCGGCGCGAACGCCTTCAGCCAAACCATCACCGAAACCTACGGCATCAGCGCGGCGACGGTAACCGTTACCGGCGTCAGCACGCTCGGCGGGGCCGCGTTCCACGGCGCAAAGACGCACGCACAGTTGCAGACGTTGGCCTGCGGCGTGTTGCCGTGCATGGCGATAGCGGCGGATGCGCCGTACGAGGTGTTCCTCGCCACGGGAACGAACGCCGGGCAATGGCAGGGCCAAACCAGCGGAGGAGGGCCGTAACATGAGCAAGCTCGACGAAATACTGGAACGCCTCGCGCGAATCGAGGCCAA